AGAACGATTGGCGCCGGTGCGGTGCGGGGCTGGGTGCGCTGCGTGGGCACCATCGTTACCGGGCCTTCGCTGGTCGCGGCGAGCGTCATCGCGCGCCCGAAGAACTTCTAGGTCATGTTCAACGAAGATCTCACGGTTTTTTTCAACACCACCGAGTTCGCAGTCGCTGCGACTTTGCAGGGCGGCGCGGCCGGTGGTGTGTCGGCGATCTTCGACGAGGCGTACCTCGAGCAGATGGGCATTGCCGGAACCAGCCCGGCGGCGCTCGTGCAGGCCACCGCTGTTCTGCAGACGGACGTGGGCAAGACGCTCACGATCGGCGCTGTCGTGTACACCATAAAAGGACGCGAGCTCATCGACGACGGCGCTCTGGCCGTACTCAACCTTCGCGTTTGAAGCCATGGCCGACCACCTTCGCAAGCAGATCCGCGACGCCGCGGTGACCGCACTCTCCGGCCTCGCTACCAGCGGCGCGAACGTGTTCGAGAACCGCACGCACGAGCTACAGGACACGAATCTTCCGGGGCTTCGGATCTACGCGAACGACGACTCTGTCGAGATCGAGTCTCTTGGCATCTCGCGTTTCGTCCGGCGCATGACCGAACTCGTGGTCGAGTGCTGCAGCAAAAAGTCCGTCGCATTTGACGATGAGCTAGACGCCATGATCAAGGAAGTCGAGGTCGCAATCGCGGCCAACCAGGGCATCGGCGGCGCGAAGTGGGTGCAACTGCGTAACGTCCAGATCGACATGGAAGGCGAGGCCGAGAAGGAAGTCGGCGTCGCCCGGATGACCTTCGAAGTTCACTACATCACGGCGCTTGCTACGCCTGACGTCGCTCAATAAAGGAGATTGACCATGACCATCGCGGCAGGCGTTGCGAAGTCACTCAGATACAAGGTGGAGGCTACCTGGGGCACGGCTCCAGGCCCGACCGGAGCGCAGCTTCTGAGGCGCGTTACCTCAGACCTTAACCTCGCGAAAGAGACCTATCAGTCGGCGGAGATCCGCTCCGACTACCAGCTTTCGGATTTCCGGCACGGGGTGCGCTCGGTCGGCGGGGCGATCAATGGCGAGCTATCGCCAGGGACGTGGGAAGACTTTATCGCGGCGGCTCTGCGCCGCGCCTACGTCGCCGTGGCTGCGATCACCGGCGCGTCTATCACAGTCGCCGGAGCCGGACCGACCTACACGATCACGCGGGCGGCTGGCTCCTGGCTCACCGACGGCGTCAAGGTCGGACAGGTCGGTCGCCTGACGGCGGGCGGGTTCAACGCCGCGAACCTGAACAAGAACCTCTTCGTTCTGGAAATTACCGCGACGGTGCTGACGGTGATGCCGCTGAACGGAGTCGCGCTCGTCGCTGAAGGGCCGATCGCCTCCGCCACCTGGACGATCCCGGGCAAGACCACCTATGCGCCGAGCACCGGCCACACCGACCTCTCCTACGCGATCGAGCATTACTACTCTGATCTCGACGAGAGCGAGCTTTTCCTCGGCTGCAAGATCAACCAGATGGACCTCGCGCTGCCGCCGACCGGCATCTCGACGATTGCGTTTCAGTTCATGGGCAGGGATGTCACCGCCGCCTCCGGTGCGAGCGCGCCGTACTACACCTCACCCACTGCGGAGACTTCCACGGGAGTGCTCGCTGCAGTTAACGGGCTCCTCATCGCTCAGGGAGCGGCCATCGCGAGCGTTACCGGGCTCTCCCTAGCGCTCAAGGGCAACATGGCGGCCGAGCCGGTCGTCGGATCGAACGTGTACCCGGACATCGCCGAGGGGCGGATCACGGTAGACGGGCAGATCACCGCGCTTTTCGAGACCGTCGCGATGCGCGACTACTTCCTGAACGAAACGGAAGTGGCGCTGGCGGTGGCGCTCTCCACCGGGTCAACCGCGAGCGCGGAGTTCATGAGTTTCACCCTGCCGCGCATCAAGTTCGGAGGCGCGACCAAGGACGACGGCGAGAAGAACTTGGTGCAGACCATGCCCTTTACCGCGCTCTACAACGCCACGGGCGGCGCCGGGGTGAAGCACGAGCAAACCACCATGGCGGTGCAGGACTCGCAGGCATGAGTGAGCCTTTCGACCTTTCTGACTGTGACGTTCGACCGCTATCGCAGGAGGGTGTCGACATGGCGCTCCTCTCCCCGGCTGGCCGTCCCACCGGGGTCACGTTGCGCGTGCGTGGCCGGGACTCTCAGGCCTACCAGGACATGATCCAGGCGCAGGTACGCAGAGCGATCGAGAGAGCGCCTCGAAAGGCGACCACTGAAGAACGGAACGCCGAGTTCTGGGAGTTGCAGGCGACGCTCGTCGTGGGCTGGTCCACCGATGGCAAGCCCGCTGCGCTCGTGTTTGAGAAGGGCGGCGTGAGCCTCGAGTGCACGGCTTCGAACGTGGCCGCGGCTCTGGAGAAGCACGCCTGGCTCTTCGAGCAGGTGAACGGCTTCGCGGACAAACGCGCAAATTTCTTGCCGGGGTCCGCGAGCAGCTGATCGCGTACGCGCGCCACGCGCGGCGGCTGTCGAAGGCGATGAAGGACGGCCACCTGTACCGCGAGCACCTGGAGGCGGCGGCGAAGAGCGCCGGCCCTGCCGGGCGGATTGCCGCCGCCGAGCTCGCGGGCCCCGAGTTTCCCGAAGCCTGTGCATACGTCTGGACGTGGTTCTGCGAGCTTGCGGTGGCGCGCAGGTTCGACGACGGCATGCCGCAACCGATAGGCCATGCCGAGCTCCAGGCGTGGGCGCAGTTCACGCGGCGCATGCCTAACGCATGGGAAGTGGACCTGCTGCGTGCGCTCGACCTAGCCTGGCTCTCCACGAAGGATGAGGACCGCAAAGGGGGCGCGTAAATGGGCGTTACCGGCACGGTCACCCACGACCTGCAAGGGCTGGAAGCCAGGTTGCGGCTGCACCCGAAGGAGCTTCTCGCAGCAGACTTGCGCACGAAGAACCGCACGGCGGCCTCCACGCGCACCGAGGCGGTGCGGCGGCTGCGCCCGGAGTTCGGCTCTCTCAAGGCGGGCACGATCAGGAGGCAGATCAAGCTGGTCCGCGCTACGCCGGGAACGCCGCGCGCAATCCTCGAGTTCTCTGCGAAGCGCTTTCGCCTCTTCGGGAACTACGGGGGGAGCCAGACGAAGACGGGCGTGCGCATCGGCCGCCTTCCCTGGAGGATCGAGGCGCTCGATGGAGACGTTGTCCCACCGCAAGCGCTCGCGCATGCGTTCATCCAGCGCGGGCGCATGAGCGGCGTGCCGAACGTCTGGATCCGCACAGGCACGAAGCGCTATTCGATCACCGCGCTTCTGGCTTCTAGTTTGGCGAGCGCGTTCAAGGTTGGCGGCCTTGGCGCCGGGCTCGTCTCGTTTGGCCGATCGAGGTATCGCGTGGTGTTCGCGCAGGAGATGAAGTTCCGGGTTTCGAAGCGGCTGTCGCGGGGAGACTGAATGGCCGTCAACGAAACGATCGAGCGCATCGTCTACGAGGGGGTCGACAAGATCTCTTCGGTGGCGAAGTCTGCCGCCGATTCGCAGAAGACGCTGCGCCTCGCGGTCGACGGGGTGAAGAGCGCGCTCGCGTCGGTCGGCGTCACGGTCGGTGCAGGGGCGATGGTGGCGCTGTACCTGGACACGCTCAAGGCCACCGCGGCGCTTGACGACATGGCCGAGGCGACCGGGGCCAGCGTCGAAGGCCTGTCCGCGATACAGCGCGTCGCCAAGGTGAGCGGCGCGGACTTCGACGGACTGACGAGCCAGATCGGCAAGATGATCAAGGGCTTGCGGGAGGGGGGCGAAGAGGGCAGTAAGACCGCCAAGGCTTTGGACTTCCTTGGCGTGAAGGCGAAGGACGTCGATGGCCGTTTCAGGGATACGAGCCAGGTCCTGATCGAGGTCTCGCAGGCTCTCGGGCGCTACGAGGACGGCGGCAACAAGGTCGCGCTCGTTCAGGACATCCTCGGCAAGGGTGCCGAGCGCTACCTTCCGCTTTTGAAGGACATGGCGGAAGGGACCGACCTCCTTGCGACGGTGACGACGAAGCAGGCCGCGGAGGCGGAGAAGCTCGAGAAGAACATTAACCGCCTGGGCCTGGCGTTCAGCGACACCCGCAGGGAGCTGGTGTCTGGCATGACCCCGGCGATGATTGCCCTGACGGACAGGATCCTTGAGGCGAACAAGGCCGGGGGCCTGTTCCTCGTCACCATGCGCGCCGCCGCTGACCTTGCCAGCCGCGCAGGCGGCCTGGGACCAATCGGACTAGTCGGACGTGTCGCAGGCGCAGGCATCGACGCAGCGACGCGTGGCGCGCCTCCAGGTGGCTCCCAGGCCGATGTTCGCAGGGTGGAGAACGCCCTCGAGCCGCCGAAGCAACTGACGTATCAGCCGCCGGACGAGGGGGCGGTGGCGAGGGCGCAAAAGGACCGCGAATTCGTTGCCAAGCAGCTGCAGGAGGGGCTCGAGGAAGAGCAGCGCATCCAGACCGAGGCGTTTCACTGGACGGCCTTTTACGCAGATAAGCGGCGCGAAACCGAGAAGGCGACGGCCGACGCGATCATCCAGGCCAAGATCGACTTTTACGAGCGCGACCAGGAACTAGCCATCGCGCAGGGCGAGGAATTGCTGGCGGCGGACAGTACCTCGCATTCGCTGAAGCTCGACATGTTCCGGCAGAGCCTGCTGACCGAGGAGGAGCTAGAACTAGAGGCGCACACCAAGCGCCTGGAGCGCCTCGCCGAGTTCAGCGCGGCCGAGTTGGAGGCGCTTGGCGGGCATGCCGCGGTGAAGGAGCAGATCGAGCAGGATCACCAGGCGCGGCTCCTGCAGATCCGCTCGCGCGGCCTGAACACGCTCGCGGCCTTCAACAAGGCGAGTTTCCAGCAGCAGGCGGCGACGGTGTTCGGCGAACTGGAGGCCATCACCGCCGGGGTGGCGCAGCACAACCAGGCGCTTTTTCGCATCAACCAGGTGGCAGGTATCGCTAACGCGGTGATTGCCGCGCACGAGGGCGCCTCCAAGACGCTCGCGACCTACCCGTGGCCGCTCGCCGGGGTCCTGGCCGCGATCCACTACGCCGCTGGCGTGGCGCGCGTGGCTGCTATCGCTGGGGCGAGCTACGGTGGCGGCGGGGGCGCGGGCTCGGCGCCGTCTATCGCTGGCTCGACGCCGGCGACGCCGGTGACGCCGGTACAGGCCGCGCAGGTGCCTGCGCCGCCGCAGATCACGCTCACGCTCGCGGGGGCCGGACGCTACAGCGCCGAGGAGATCCGGGAGCTGATCGTCCAG